AGCCCGGCCAATTCAAGTTTGGATTCAACGGCTGACAGCGCAGGACTCCATCCTGCCGGTGAGTTTGCAAGCTGGTATTACCGCTGCTACCACCCAAATCCCAGTTTCTTCCCTATCTGGCGTACCTACCGCCGGGTTTGTCACCATCGACTCCGAGCTGATCGGGTTCAACGAAACCCAAGCGGCCACCTCCACAACCCCCGCCTACCTGCTCAACTGCACACGCGGCCAAGGGACAACGACGGCGGCTTCGCACAATTCTGGGGCAGTATTAACCCTATCCCAAAAGAACAGCATCACCGTCTGGCCAACGCCCGATGGCTCCACCACATATCAGTTCGTGTACTGGCGGCTGCGCCGCATGCAAGACGCAGGCACTGGCGTTAATGTCATGGACGTGCCATTCCGGTTTATTACCTGCATGGTGGCAGGTCTGGCTTACTACATGGCGCTCAAGATTCCGAATTCGTTGGAGCGTTTGCCAATTTTGAAAGCCCAATACGACGAGGCTTGGCAGTTGGCGTCCGACGAGGATCGAGAAAAAGCCTCCGTGCGGTTTGTGCCGCGCCGTATGTATATAGGTTCGGGCGGATAATATGGGCAATAGGTTCGCATCCGGCAAGAATTCAATCGCCGAATGTGATCGGTGTGGGTTCCGCTTTAAGCTGACGGAGCTGAAAAAAGAGATAATCAAGACCAAGTTGTACAACCTCTTGGTCTGTCCGGTTTGTTGGGATCCAGATCAGCCGCAGTTGCAGTTGGGTATGTACCCAGTAGATGATCCGCAAGCGGTGCGCAACCCTCGCCCAGATCGTAGCTACACGCAGTCTGGCCCGGACTATCTGGGATTCCCGGGCGGTGGTTCGAGGGATATACAGTGGGGCTGGAATCCGATTGGCGGTGCCAGCAGTTTTGATTCCGTGTTGACGCCAAATAACTTGGTTTTACGCGGAACTATTGGTACAGTTACGGTATCGGTAACATAGGAGTTTATTATGGCCAAGAAAGAAATGGGCGAGTCCAAGTCTGAGCAAAAACGCGAAGAGAAGATGGACAAGAAACAAGACGTCGCTATGATTAAGAAGGCGTTTAAAGAGCATGATATGCAAGAGCACAAAGGTGGCAAGGGCACCAAGATCGTCCTCAAAAAAGGCGGTTTGGATCGCATGGCCAAAGGCGGAGTCACAGGACAAGCTATGCGGTCTATGGGTCGCAATATGGCGCGCGTTGCCAACCAGCGCAGTTCTTCAAGGGGTAAATAATGGCTAACTTCAGCTCCAAAAGCATGGGCAAAGAAAACGGGCCAGCGTCCGTTTACGCCCAGCCACACAACTCCAAAGGCAAAGCTATTGACGGCAGTATTCCACGCAAGGAATATATGACCAAGAAAGTGGCTGACCAAGTTAGCTTGGAAGACCCTGTGCCTAACGGCGTGAGCATTGGCATCAACGACAGCATCGAGACCACCGGCATCAAAATCCGTGGCACTGGTTGCGCAACTAAAGGCGTTATGGCCCGAGGCCCGATGGCATGAACTACGCGCAGCTTGTTCAGCTTGTACAGGACTACACTCAGAATACTGAGTCTACGTTCGTTGCCGACATTCCTACGTTTGTCCAGCAGGCCGAGCAGCGCGTATTCAATTCCATCCAGTTCCCCGCACTTCGCAAGAACGTGACTGGGGTAGCGTCAAATAACAACAAGTACATTGCCTGCCCAGCAGATTTTTTAGCGGTTTACTCGCTCGCGCTTGTTAACCAGACGACAGGCATCTACAGCTACCTACTGGATAAAGATGTCAACTTCATGCGCGAGGCGTATCCCGATCCTTCGATTAAAGGCACGCCCAAGTACTACGGCATTTTTGGCCCGCAGACTAACTTGCCCAACGAGCTGACTTTTATTGTTGGCCCTACGCCGGATACAAACTACGGGCTTGAGCTGCACTATTTCTTCTACCCGGCATCTATTGTGCAGGGTATTGTTACGGCGCTGGGTTCTGCTTCTGCTTCTGGCTCGTTTACCAACGGTACTTACTACAACGTGGCTTTGACCGGCGGATCTGGCACAGGCGCTACGGCTACTGTGGTTGTTGCATCCAATACCGTGTCCTCCGTAACTATTGCCAACGGCGGATCTTTCTACAAAGTCGGGGATACCCTAACAGTTCCAATCGCCAGCATCGGCGGTACGGGCGTTTCTTGTACCGCAAATGTCACAACGGTTAACAACCCCGACGGCACCTCGTGGCTGGGCGACAATTTTGATTCTGTACTGCTGTACGGAACTTTGCTTGAGGCTTACACCTTTATGAAGGGCGAGGCCGATATGCTGCAACTGTACCAAGGTCGGTACACCGAAGTACTTGCGTTGGCTAAACGTCTGGGTGATGGCATGGAGCGCACCGATGCCTACCGCACTGGGCAAACTAGGGTGGCTATACCATGAGCATCGTCCAAGGGCAGACCACCAGTTTCAAGTACCAGTTGTTCCAAGGTACGCAGAACTTCACGACGGACACGTTTTACATGGCGCTGTACAACGGCAATGCCAATCTGAACTTGACCACGACTGCATACAGCACAACCAACGAAGTATCCGGCACCGGCTACACCGCCGGGGGCAAAGCCTTGACCGGAGTCACGCTCAACTACGATGCCACCAACAGCGTGGTATACGTCAACTTTGATAACGTGATTTGGAACCCAGCAAACTTTACCACTCGCTGCGCGCTAATTTACAATTCAAGCCGGGCAAATGCGTCTGTGGCGGTTATTGATTTTGGCGCAGACAAATCCTGCACAAACACGTTTACCGTAACAATGCCCGGTAATACTTACTCAACTGCCCTAATTCGTTCCCAATAAGGAGTCCCTATGTCCCACGACAAAATTACCGCGACTGACAAAGTAGAGGCAGTCACCAAATACAACACCATGCCCGAAGACACGATATCTATCAACGGTACATACCATGCTATTTGCTATGATATTGCCGGTAATATCAAGTGGGAAGATGACATTGAGAACCTTGTAACGACCGTTGGCAAGAACTCGACCTTGGACACTATCCTCGGTAACGTAGCCGCTGGCGCAGTGGTCATGGGCCTCAAAGGAACCGGTACAGCATTGGCTGCGGATACGCAAGCATCTCATTCAAGTTGGTTGGAAGTTGGTTTGGCAAACGCACCCACTTACTCCGGTAACCGCCCAACCCCCTCGTTTAGCGCCGCATCGGCTGGCAGCAAAGCAACATCATCCGCAGTTTCTTTCTCCATGACTGGGACTGGCACAGTGGCAGGTTGCTTTATCAACATTGGCGGCAGCTCTACCAAAGACAGCACAACTGGAGTCTTGTTTTCCGCAGGTGATTTTTCCAGCTCCAAGTCTGTGGTCAACGGCGATACCATCGCGGTAACCTATACGGCTACCCTGACCTAAGATGGCAACCGGCTGGGGTGTAAACGCTTGGGGTGATGGCTACTGGGGCGGTGGAGATGTATACGCAGATAGCGTAACCGAAACAGTAGCAATCATATCCACAGAGGCCGCAACAGCGGCCCTTGGCGTTTCCATCACAGAGACAGCGGCGATAGCGGATGTCCAAACCGTAGCGCTGACAATGAACGTCAGCCGTACAGAGACTGCGGCGACATCAACAACGGAAGCGGTAGCGGCTACGTTTGCCCGATCAGTAACAGAAACAGCAGCGCTTACGGATTCCAATACGGCGACGACAAGTTACTCTGCATCTGTCGCAGAAACAGCATTAATAACCACAGTCGAAGCAGCCAACGCCACCTATCAAGTCTCCCGGACGGAGACAAACCCGATTACGACCACTCAAGAAGCGTTAGCAAACTTTGTAGCCAGCGTAACTGAGTCAGTCGCTATAGCGGAAACAGCGGTAGCTACGCTGATAATGACCATCACGGAGTCGATGGCGCTTACGGACAGCACGACGGTTGGAACCTATTACATACAAAGCATCATTGAAACGGCGGCATTAACAGACGCCAATCAAGCCATAACTACTTACCGTCCAAGCATAACTGAGACAGCAGCGCTAACCGTAACGCAATCGGTGCGTAGTTTGTGGGAAGTAATAGATGACAGCCAGACGCCAAGCTGGCAAAATATCACCGACACGCAGAGCCCGAATTGGACTGCAATAGATAATACCGACAGCCCAAATTGGGTTGCGATTCCTACGTCTTAGGAGCTTTGAATGGCAAATACATCACTTATCGGCTTAACGCTACCTGTACAAGGAACACTGTCGGGTACGTGGGGCGACACAATCAACAACGCAATTTCCCAAATTGTTGACGTTGCGGTTGCAGGTACGCAAACTATCTCCACGGATGCCGACATCACGCTGACACTGACCACAGGCAGCTCATCCGGCACAGGTTTGACGGGGAATAGCTCCCAGTACGCAGTGATTCTGTGGACAGCAAGCGGTACAGTTACCCGCACTATTACGGTTCCGGCGCAGTCTAAAACCTACGTTGTCATCAACAACACAGGCGGTTCCCAGTCGATCACGATCAAGGCTGCTACCGGCACGGGCGTTACTCTGGCGGCAGGTACACGGGCTATCGTGGCTTGGGACGGTACGAACTTCGTAAACGTGGGTGGTGGCTCTGCTGCTGGCTCTAACACGCAGGTACAGTTCAATAGCTCTGGTGCGTTTGGTGCTTCTTCTGCTCTGACTTGGGATGGCACAACGTTAGCGGCAACCAAGTTTGGCGGTGCTTTAAACGGCACAGTGGGTGCTACAACCCCTTCATCGGGCGCGTTTACAACCCTGACAGCTACAACGGCAATCCCAGTCACATCCGGCGGCACAGGCCAGAACAGCTCACTGACCCAGTATGGTGTAGTATTTGCATCCACAACAGGCGCAATGTCCACCACATCGGCAGGAACAGCAGGTTATGTTTTAACTGCTAACTCTGGATCAGCCCCGACATTCCAAGCACCCGCAGCCTCTGGCGTAACCCAAGCCAAGGCCACAATGATTAACTTTATCTTCTCCATCTAAGGGGCGACCATGGCAAACCCAAACTTACTAGCCGCGACAACAGCTTCCGGCACCACGACTTACTACACCCCCGGCGGTACGACTGCGGTTGTTCTTTTGCCTAATGCCGCATCTAGCGGTCAGGTGTTCAAGATCAACCAGATTGTCTGCGCTAACGTGAACGGCTCCTCTGCTGTAAACGCAACGGTGTCCGTGTACACCAATGGCGCGGTGGCCCAAGGCTCTGCTCCTAGCGGCGGTACGGCTTACCCCATCATCTCGACTATCTCTGTACCAGCCAGCGCATCCCTGATTGCGGTGGACAAGACCACAGCGATATACCTGATGGAGGGTACGTCAATCACCGTTACCAGCGGCACGGCAAGTGGTATCACCTACACAATCAGCTACGAAGTAGTAAGTTAAGGTAGAACAGTATGTCTTTACGACAAATGTTCCAAGGTAGTATTGTGAAGCCGGGGTTTAATCCTCTGGCTACGCAGACTCCTTTGTATACTTATTACCTGTACACAATTGGCAACAACTCTTCTGGACAGCTTGGACTTGGAAATACAACTAACTATTCCTCGCCAAAACAAGTTGGTTCATTAACTACTTGGTCTAGCGGGTATACCTCATATAATTTTTCACTTGCAATAAAAACTGATAACACTCTTTGGGTTTGGGGAACAAGTACATACGGTTTAGGTTTATCAGGAGTAACTACTTCTGTTTCTTCTCCAGTACAAGTTGGCGCGTTAACTAATTGGTTGCAAGTATCATCAAATTACCAAACAGTTTCTGCAATTAAAACTGATGGAACTTTGTGGACTTGGGGTAAAGGCTTATATGGCGCTCTTGGTTTAGGCAATACAACTAACTACAATTCACCGAAACAAGTAGGCGCACTTACTAATTGGTTACAAGTTTCTTGCGGTTATGTTTTTTCTTCTGCTATTAAAACAGATGGAACACTTTGGACTTGGGGGCTTAATAGCAGCGGACAACTGGGTATTGGTGCAGCAACTAGTTCAAATTATTCTTCCCCTAAACAAGTTGGCTCATTAACTACTTGGGCAAAAACATATACAAATAATGCAAGTGTTCTGGCAATTAAAACCAATGGAACGCTTTGGTCATGGGGCCAAAACGGCAATGGTCAACTGGGTCTTGGAAATACAACAAATTATTCTTCACCAGTTCAAGTAGGAGCTTTAACAACTTGGGGTGTAATGGGTGCGGGCGCGGCGCACTCTTGTGCCATTAAAACTGATGGAACTCTTTGGACATGGGGAGCTAATGCTTCTGGTCAATTAGGATTAAGCAATACAACTGCTTACTCATCCCCAAAGCAAGTAGGTGCTTTAACAACATGGTTAAAAGCGTCAAGCGCTTACGGAGCATACAATTCTGCGGTTATTAAAACAGATGGCACACTGTGGGTTTGGGGAACCAATGGCAGCGGTCAATTAGGGCTTGGCAATACAACTGATTACTCTTCTCCAAAACAAGTTGGGTCAGGAGCTACATGGTATTTTGCATCCATTGGTTATTCCACAGGCTTAACTTTACTGTATTAACATTATGCCAATAACTATCACAGGCGTTCAATACTCAGGCATCTGGACAATGCAGCAGGTAAACGCTGCCATTGCGGCGGGGACTTGGCCTGTTGCGCCGGGGCCAGCGCTGTTTAGCTGGGGTCGTGGCACTTCTGGTCGACTTGGACTTGGCAACACGTTAGACTATTCATCGCCCAAACAAATAGGTGCTTTGCTTAAATGGGCAAATGTTTCCGCTGGAAGTGAGCAAGGGTTTGGAATTAAAGATGATGGAACTCTTTGGTCATGGGGCAGAAATGTATACGGTGAGCTTGGTCTTGGTAATACCACTTATTACTCAAGCCCTAAACAAGTAGGCGCTTTAACTAATTGGTTAAAAATTGCTGGAGGTAATTATTTTGCTTTAGCCATTAAAACCGATGGGACGCTTTGGTCATGGGGTCGTAATCAAAACGGTCAACTTGGTCTTGGAAATACCACATACATATCTAGCCCACAGCAAGTAGGTTCTTTAACCAATTGGAGTCTTGCTGGGGCAGGAAATGCTTCTGCAATTGCAATAAAAACAGATGGAACTTTGTGGACTTGGGGCAGCGGAGGTAATGGACAGTTAGGTCTTGGTAATACAACTAGCTACTCATCGCCAAAACAAGTAGGCGCACTTACTAATTGGTTTAAATTTTCACCAAGCTCTCAAACGTACCAAACTTTTAATGTTATTAAAACAGATGGCACTTTATGGACTTGGGGTTATGGTGTACAAGGGCAATTAGGGCTTGGGAATACTACAAATTATTCTTCTCCTAAACAAGTTGGAGCATTAACTACTTGGTATAACGTTGCTCAAGGACAAATAGCAACATTTGCAACAAAAACAGATGGTACGTTATGGTCTTGGGGATATAACAACAAAGGGCAATTAGGTTTAGGTGACACTACTGCAAGATCTTCTCCAACTCAAATTGGTTCTTTGACTGGATGGCTACAAGTTGGCGCTGGTTTGTACAATTCATTTGCCATTAAATCTAACGGTACTTTATGGGCATGGGGGTCAAATAATCGAGGTCAACTTGGTCTTGGAAATACCACATACTACTCATCTCCAATTCAAGTTGGCGCTTTGACTACATGGTTGCAAATATCTGCTGGACGATACTTTACCAATTCAATTAAGAACACATGAACAAAACACTCCACTTCCTCTCTGGCATCCCCCGCAGCGGTTCCACCGTGCTTGCGGCTATCCTTAACCAGAATCCCATGACCCATGTGTCCACCACATCTGGTCTGGTTCATGCGTTGGATGGCTTGGCAAACACTTGGCACTCTGCTGGCCTCTTAAATGAGAACGACCCAGAGCGCAAGAAGCTGGCCCAGACCATGCGCGGAGCCATTGATGCGTTTTACGAGGACACCGACAAGCCCGTCATCATCGACAAGTCCCGTGGCTGGCCTATTGCACAGATCATGGGCGCTATGTCCCAAGTGCTGAATCGTCCTCCCAAGATCATTGCCACTGTCCGTTCCGTGCCTGACTGCGCTGCATCGTTTATCCGTGTAGCCAAGCCAGCCGACTTGGATGAGTTCATGCATACTGGTCAGCTAATGGATCACCTGCGGGCCGCTTACATCTCATTGCAAAACGGTTTTGAGTACGCGCCAGAGAATTTCTTGTTCGTGGAGTACGAAGACCTGCTGGCTGACCCCAAAGCGCAGTTGGCCCGTATCCATGAGTTCTTGGAGCTACCAGCGTTTGAGTACGACTTTAACAACATCGACGGTTCAACGGTGGCAGAGGACGATGAGCAGTTGCACGGTCATGCAGGGATGCACGATGTCAAGCCTGTCCTCGCCGCCCAGCACAAGCAAGACCCCCGTGATCTGCTGAAGTCTCACTATGGCACGTTCTGCCAGCCTGAGTTCTGGCTTGAGCGCCCCCGCACCGTGCCTGAGTTGCATGATCTTGATCTCATGTTGGCAGCATCCACCACTGGTGACTTTGCTGAAGGCTGGCGCATTGCCCAAAAACTTGAGGCAGAAGAGCCAAACAATCACCGCGCAGCCTATAACCGTGGCTGGTACTACCTACGCCAAGGCCAGATCCAAAAGGGCTATCAGTTGATGGACAGAGGCCGTATTGCTGGCGTGTTTGGCAACAAGCATCCAGACGTACCCACGCCGCAGTGGGACGGCAAGACCAAGGGAACAATCCTGCTGTACTTGGAAGGCGGCTTGGGCGACCAGATCCATCAGGTGCGCTATGCCAAGCTGATCGCTGATCGTGGCTGTAAGGTCATTGTTTCCTGCTCTGGCCCGCTGGCAAGCCTGTTTGTCGGAGTTAAAGGCGTGTCCTCTGTCATCCAGCACGAAGCAGTCTTTGGCATCTACCACGACTCATGGGTGGCTGGTATGTCTGCCGCTGTCCCGCTGGGGCTGGAGCTTGCTGATCTGTCTGGTGCGCCGTACATCGCCAAGCCTGTGGTCATCAAAGGCCGCAAGAAGCGCATCGGTCTGCGCTGGCAGGGCAACAGCAAGTTTGAGCATGAGCATCACAAGAAGTTCCCCTACGAGCTTATGTTTGATGCCGTTAAGGACAGCGACTATGAGTTCATCAGCTTGCAGCGTGACGAGGGCGCAGAGGCCACACCGCCTTGGGTCAAGCAAGTGCCACTGAACACATGGGAAGACACACGGGCAGCAGCGGCAAGCTGTGATCTAGTCATCTCCTCTTGCACTAGCGTGAGCCATATTGCGGCTGCTATGGGTGTTGAGACATGGGTAGTCACGCCGATCATGCCGTACTTCCTGTATGCCCTTGACGGCGACAAGACCCCCTACTATGATTCCATGCGCCTGTTCAGGCAAGAAGTGTTCGGTGACTGGTCTGCACCCTTTGACCAAATCAAAGCACGTTTGGGTGAGAAGCCATTACTTAGGAGCGTAGCGTGAGCTTCAGATATGCCGCTGGGTTTAACAAGCCGGGATTTGATCCCTTGGCTGCGCAACCAACTTTGTATCTTTATAACCTATACACTTGGGGGATTAACGGGAACGGTCAATTGGGTCTTGGAGATTCGGGAAGTTATACAAATCGTTCATCCCCTGTACAAGTTGGTTCTTTAACTGCTTGGTCTGTTATTGCTGGCGGAACTACCCATACAGCATCAATCAAAGCAGACGGAACATTTTGGGCTTGGGGTAATGGCGCTAGTGGCGCACTTGGCTTAGGTAATACAACAAGTTTTTCTAGTCCCAAACAAGTTGGCGTACTTACCAATTGGTTAAGCGTTTCTTGTGGGTATCAAGATAGCATAGCTATAAAAACTGATGGCACGTTATGGGCTTGGGGCGCTAATTATTTTGGAATGTTAGGTCTTGGAAATACAACACAGTATTCTTCTCCAAAACAAATTGGGGCATATACCAATTGGTCAAGTATTTCTTCATCTTATTATTGGTCAACAGCAATTAAAACAGATGGCACGTTATGGTCGTGGGGTTATAACAATCAAGGTCAACTTGGTATTGGTGATACTATTAATAGGTCATCGCCTGTACAAGTTGGATCTCTTACAAATTGGTTAACTGTATCTTGCGGAACTTATCATTTTTTAGCAACAAAAACAGATGGCACTCTTTGGACTTGTGGCGGTAATTTATATGGTGCGCTTGGTTTAAACAATACAACATATTATTCTTCACCCAAACAAATTGGCGCTTTAACCACTTGGTCTAAAGTTGCAGGTGGAAATTACTGTTCATACGCCATTAAAACAGATGGAACACTGTGGGCGTGGGGACAAAATATCTATGGGCAGTTAGGTATTGGTAATACAACAAACTATTCTTCACCAAAACAAATAGGTTCATTGGCTACATGGGCAAATGTATATTCTAGTACCGCAGGTTATGGCGCTCGTGCAATTAAAACTAATGGAACGTTATGGACATGGGGGTTTAACAATCAAGGACAACTTGGTATTGGTAACACAACAGATTATTCATCACCAAAGCAAGTTGGGTCATTAACTACTTGGATAAAAGCAGCAACGGGCCAATCGTTTTCCATAGCTTTATCGAATTAATATCATGCCAATCATTGTAACAGGCGTTCAATACTCAGGCATCTGGAACCTCAGCAGCCAAGCCAATGCTATAGCTGCGGGGACTTGGCCTGTTGGCAGTCCTAAAAATTTATATAGCTGGGGTAATAATGCAAATGGACAACTTGGTCTAGGAAATACCACAAATCAATCTTCACCAATACAAGTTGGTGTTCCAAATACATGGCTTGCTGTTACTAGCGGATATGCGCATACTCTTGCAACAAAAACAAACGGAACTCTTTGGGCATGGGGACAAAATAATTATGGTCAATTAGGATTAGGAACATCTGGCGCTGGTACATATATATCTTCGCCAGTGCAGATAGGATCATTAACAAGTTGGTCTTCAATAAGTGCAGGATTTTATGAATCATATGCAATTAAAAATGATGGATCATTGTGGGCTTGGGGATACGGTAGATTTGGTGGATTAGGTTTAGGAAATACTACTAATTACTCTTCACCAAAACAAATTGGATCATTAACTACATGGTTAAAAATTGCGGGTGGCCCTTATTTCGCTTTAGCCACTAAAACTGATGGCACAATTTGGTCTTGGGGGTTTAATTATAATGGTCAATTGGGTTTAAATAACATAACCTATTATTCAAGTCCAAAACAAATTGGCGCTCTTACTACTTGGAAAAATGTGTTTACTGGGCATAGTTCAAATTTTGCTATAGCCATTAAAACAGATGGAACACTATGGGCTTGGGGCAAAGGAACTTTTGGCGCTCTTGGTTTGGGTAATACAACAAGTTATTCTTCTCCTAAACAAGTTGGCTCTTTAACTAATTGGCTTAATGCTTCTTGCAATTATTCATCAGTAACTTCTGTAAAAACAGATGGTTCATTATGGTCTTGGGGAAATAATAGTCAAGGACAATTAGGTATTAATAATTTAACAAATTATTCATCGCCAAAGCAAGTAGGATCATTAACAAATTGGCTCAATGTATCTAGTGGTCAATATTACAATTTATCTTTAAAAACAGATGGAACTTTATGGTCTTGGGGCCAGAATAGTTTTGGTCAATTAGGTCTTGGAAATACCACACGGTACTCTAGTCCAAAGCAAATCGGTGCGTTAACATCATGGCTAACAATAGCATCTGGTCGATATGCTGGATTTGCAATTACAAATTAATTTTTTTAACAAGGAGTCTATATGACACATTACGTTCGGGTAGTAAACGGTGAGGTTAAAGATGTGTGGGATACACCGCCCGCAGAAGGAGTCGGCAACAATGGCTGGCGCAATGCAGTGGAAGTGCGTGCGACTATCACACCGCACCGCCAAGGCTACACAGCACAC